AAATCAATTTTTGTCTATGACGGTTCTGTTAGAGAGATTAAATGCCCTGTCAGCGATTACATCTTTGACAACATTAACTATTTATATCGCAAAGTCACTTGTGCCGGACACAACAGCGCACACAATGAAATATGGTTTTTCTTCCCAAGCGGCGAGAACAAAACACCGGATAAATACATCACCTGGAACTATGTTGATAATACCTTTGCCGTTGGCACTCTTAATCGAAGTTGCTACATCGATGAAGGCGTGTTTGACTACCCGATTGCCTGTGATGAATCGGGCTATGTGTTTTACATGGAAAAAGGCAACCTCTTTAACAGTTATAATCTAGGCTCATCACAACCTTATGCAACGACTGGCGCGATTGAAATATCAAAGGGCAACCAATATGTTCAATGCAATCAAATACTGCCCGACAGCGAGGCAAGCACCCTACCTGGTGTCACCATAAGTTTTAAAGGCAAATACACGCCTCTCGGTGATACGTTTGATTTCGGCTCATTTACCTTTGAGGCAGACGGTTATACCGATGCCAGATTTAATGGTCGTCAGGTAATGATGACCGTGACCGGCGACACCAATCAGAATTTTACATTGGGTGATATTCGTTTGGATGTCACTGCAAGAGGCTCAAGATAATGGCGAGACAAGCATTAACCCGACCAGGTGTTGAATACAGCCAAAGCTATTTAAACAGCCTGGTTAGTGAAATAGAAAACAGAGATGGTTTGGCGTTTAAAGTTGGCGAGAGAATGGAAGTCAACGGTGGCGATCAAACCGAATTAATATTAATAAGTCCAGATGGAACCAAATACAAACTCAGCGTTGACAACTCAGGCAACCTTTCCACCACCTCAGTCACCTAGACAGGAGTGGGAAGTGCATTGGCAGTGGTGCAAACCATTGATAGAAACTTGCTTAAAATATCAAGAGGAATGGGATATACTTGATGTTAAGCGAGGCATAGCAACAGGAAAGCTGATGTTATGGCCCCATCCGAACCAACAATCTTGCATTGTCACAGAACTGGTTGATTTCCCACAATACCGAGCCATGAACCTATTGTTCTTGGCGGGCAATATGTCTGATTGTGAGGACATATTAGAGGCAGTAACCACCTTTGCTCGAATTGCCGAGTGTAAAAAGATTTTCGGCGGAGGCAGAAAGGGATGGCAAAGATACGCAAAGAGACACGGATTTAAAAAAGAACACATTATCAGTAAAACATTATGAGTAAAGGCGCAGCAACAGCAACCACAGAACTTGATCCACAATTAAAGGAAAGATATTTAGAGGCGTACTCTGGTATTAAGAGTGCAGCGGATATTCCGTTCACGCCCTACACCGGAGATTTAGTCTCTGGATTCAACCCCGATCAACTCGATACCTTTGCAGCAACGCGAGGTATGTTTGGCGATTCAATGGGCTATAACCCCAGGGGTGAATTAGCTGGAATGGCGACTGGCCCACTGGATATTTCTCAATATCAAAACCCCTACCAGGAACAAGTTATCGATGCTGCTATTAATGATTTAGACCGCGCCAGACAAATACAGCAAACACAAGCCCAGGACAGAGCAATTAGATCGGGTGCTTTTGGCGGTTCACGATCAGGAATACTTGAAAGCGAGGCTGACAGAGCTTATTTCGATGCAGTGGGTAGAACCGCTGCCAATCTAAGAGCATCGGGTTTTGACACGGCTGCCGGTTTAGGCATGCAAGACAGAGGTTTTCGATCAGCACTGCAAGGCGGTCTGCTCGATGACCAATACAGAACGCTTGGTTTACTAGGCGGCATTGGCGGTCAACAACAAGGTCTCGGTCAAGCGGGTCTTGATGCGGCTTATGGACAGTTTGGTAGGGCTGTTGATTATCCTCTCAGACAAGCTGGATTGCTCAGTTCAGCAATCTCAGGCTTACCGTTTGAAGGACAAACGACACAAAGGAAGTCAACAGGATTTGGCGATGTCTTGGGCGGATTGCTCGGACTTGGAACTGCTATGGCGGTTGGTGGTGTCGGGCCATTTAAAAGCGGAGGCATTTGGGGATAATGGCTTACTTTCCTGGACAACAAAAAAACTGGTGGGAGATTATGCAACAACAATCTCCTTATTCTTTCCCAACGATGAAGGTACCAACTGGAAAAAATCCAACAGGATATAACCCACGAGGAATGTTGCCTAACCCGCAACAACCACCGGCAACACCCAAGAACCAAAAGGCAGCAATCATCATGGGTGCTTTGTCTGACATATTCAGAGGACAAGACCCCACGCAGAATACGATTGCTAGGCAACAGCAATTTATGGTTCAACAAGAACGTGATCGTCAGCTTGCGGAACAAGAAAAAATAAGACAGGCAATTATAAATGATCCGAGGATTGCTCAATCTCAAAAAGAAATTGTTGCAGCTTTTCCTCAAGTATATGCTCAGTCTCTTCTTACAAAGCCTAACGAAATTAAGCCACCCACATCTTATCAAGAGTACGCACTAACCGATCCCACACCCACAAATCAAGAGTATTCTGTGTTTTTAAAAAATAAAACAAGTCAAGGCGCAACCCAAATAAACCTACCTAATTTGGAAGCACAATCTAATATTGATTATGCGTATAAAGTTCTTGAACAGGGCGACCAAAGGTTGATTGAGAACCAAAGCGTTACAGACAGATTATATGTAATGGACACGATTCTCGATAATCCAGAATTTAAGACTGGCGCGAAAGAAGAGGCTCTTCTGCCAATCAGGTCATGGCTTGTAGAATTTGGCGGAAAGGATGAAAATTATGTTAACACTCTGGGCGAGCAACAGCTTTTTGATGCGCTAAGCTCTTATATTGTTCCACGCATGAGGGCAGTCGGTTCGGGTGCAACATCAGACTTTGAAGCAAAACTTTATCAAAGCGCAATAGCATCACTTGGCAAAACCCCAGAAGCAAACAGAATGATTATTAAATTTATGTTAGCAACAACTGAGCGTGATCGTAAATTGCTCGAAATGCAAAAAAAATATGTTGCGGAAAACCAAGAAATACTCGGATTCAACGCCGCTTTAAACAATCCCGATTCAGGATATGTTGAGCCTGAGTTATTCAGAAAGTTTGACATGAAAGAAGAAAACGGAATTACCGATCTTCAACAGGCTGTCGCAAACGGAGACATAAAGGAAGGCGACCTCTATTACGACAGAAAAGCCAAGAAAATGAGAATTTATGGTTCTGAACCAATTCCCGATCCTTTTTAAATAGCCAATGAGATTCACAGAGCAAAATCCGCCAGCAGTAGGCAAAGAATACAACCTTGAGTCTGGCCCAAAAGTTTTCAGAGGTGGTGACTGGACAAAAAGGGAAAACTGGGTCGATCCTAAAACATGGTCGGCAACAGGCGCAAGAATAAAGGGCGCAATAACTGGTCAAGGTCGTTATGAGCCAAATATTCCTGAGATCGGAGCTGCGCCTGAGTTAAACAGAATGAGCATACCAGCATTTAGGGCATCTGCTGGTCTTTTAACGTCTCGAAACTCAGAAGATGCTAAAAATATTATAAAAAACAACATACCTAGCGCTATGTTTCGAGATGATGTAGATGGAAACACTATCGCAATCATTGGTGGCAAAGAATACTATATCAACAGACCAGGCTTTAGCGCACAGGATTCAATACAAGCCGCAAGCACTATTCTTGGTTTTTTAGGCATAGGGAAAGCACTTGGGGTTGGTAAAACCGGTGTTGGAATAGGCGGCAACATGGCAAGAGCTGGCGGAACAGGTGGAATATTAAGCGTTGGTGAAGATGTTGCCTCACAAGCGGCTGGCGCAGAAAGAAGTGGGGCTTTGTCATCTCTAGGAATTACAGAAACAGATTTAGGAATTGATATACCAAAAGCTCTTACAACAGGCGCGGTCACAAGCGTCTTTCAGGGTGGTGCAGATGTGTTGTTCTCGGCGATTCCTTCTCTTGCTAATGCTTTAAGAAACACACAAATCAAATTGGGAGCAACAGACGATTCTATATTTGGTGCTAACGGAGAATTAACAACTCAAGGACAGCAAATATTAAAGCAATTAGGCTTTGAGTGGAAATCAATGACAAAAGAGTTCAAAGACAGATTAAGAAATCAATTTGTTTCAGACAAGTTAAAGCCAGCATCTACAGAAGAAGCTGTCGCATACGCCGAATCTAAATCGTTGCCAATTCCTGTTCAACAAACAAAAGGAACCTTGTCGGGAGACGCGGAGAAACAACTGCTTGAAGATTTAGCAAGAAAAGGTGTTTACGGTGAAGAGGCAAAAATAATTTTACAACAAGCCAGAGCAGATGCACAAAAACAAATTAGCGATAATGTTTCTGCAATTCAGAAAATTATAGCTGGATCAGGGTCAACAATAAGCAGAGGTGAAGGAGGATCTATTGCACAGGCAGAATTGGCTGCCGCAAGACAGGCGCAAAAAGCTAAAGCAAACCAAAGATATCAACAAGCGAGAGACCTATCAGAAGAATCCGGATCGGTAATTCCATCAAGTGTTTTTAAAGGTTTTGGCGATGATGTCAGAACAATAATAACAAAAGATCATGCAATCGATGATTTGCTGCCAGTGAAAGATTTTTTGAAAAGGTTTAATTCCTTAGGCGCAAAAAATTCTAATGTTTCAATAAAGGGCTTGTTTGATCTCAGGAAGCAAATAACAACAAAAGCAAGGGGTGGCAAAGGAGATGAGTCCTCGGTTGCTTTAAACAAAATGAAAGCGCAACTTGATAAAAAGATAGACAGCTTGCTTGAAACAGCTTTGTTGCAAGGAGATGATGTTGTTATAAAAACATGGAGAGATGCAATAAAGGGATATAAAGATTACAAGCAAAAATGGGAGTCTGGAAACCTTATAGATCGACTCACAAGGGTTAATCAACAATCAGGAAACAGAGAGCTTGTTGTTGCGCCTGAAAGCGCATCAAATTACATATTTAATAGCTCTAATTTGGGCTTTATTAACAAAGCAAATTTACAAAGAGATATTCTTAAAATGAAAGAAAACCTGTCTCCTGAGGCTTGGGGAGGGATAAGGCAAGAGGTTTATTTAAAAATAATTAACGCAAGCAAATCAGCTCAGAAAGACGGAATAAGTGGTGCAAAGTTATTGACCAATGTTAACAAGGTTTTACAAGACAATAAGCCACTGATGAACGCATTGTTTAAGCCAGAAGAAATCGCATTATTAGAACAGTTTGCAAGGGTCGCAAACAGAACGCTAAACACCCAACAAAACTTTTCTAATACTGGGGCTGCACAATTAAATGCGATGCAAAATATGTGGGCTAATGTTGTTACTGTTTTGGGAATTAAAAACATGAACAAATGGCTTGCAGCTATTCCAGGGCTTAGGGCTATAAGCGATAGATTCAGAACAAGTCAGGTAAAACAAGCTGTTGACGGATCGCCTTCTGTGTCACCAAATGTTCTAGGGCCAACGCCTGGAGCTATTGGTGCAACCACAACACAATAACTAAACCAAAACCAAGATAATCGTCTGAATCACTAAACCAATAAAAGCCACTCGATACATAAACCTGTATCGATCAATCTCATTAATTAAATTGTCGCGTTCCTCTTGGCTCACTGATATTCATAGGTTTGGGGTTGATCGTGAAATTAGAATCATTATAAAAAAAGATATTGAATTATTCAAAATTATTCAAAATATCAACGATTTTAAGATAACCCTGAATGTCATCCTGGGTATCTCTTTTGTTAGGATTATTAAATAACCTCAAGGTTTTAAACGCCAACATCATTGTCGCTGCTTGTTGCGGCGTAATATCGAGATCCAGCATACCGCCCCAGACTTGCGCTAATTGACGCATAAAACGTCTGGGGTGTCCGTATTCAAGACCTTTGGTGTGGATTAATTCATCCACCTGGAATTTGCTGTCGATCATTACACTTCCTCGTCAAAGAGATCAGCCTCGGCTTGTCTGCGTCTGGTCAAGCCTTCCAGTTCTGTCAGCTCACCATTGACCCTGGCTTTGTTCCAACGATTAATCTGTGCCGGTACATCCTCATATTTGCCGTCATTCAAGCGTTTAAGTAAAGTGCTGCTGGCAAAGTTTGTTGGCCCTAAGTTGTAAACAAAACTAACAAGTGCTGCGTGTTGGTTTGGGTTTAAAGGCACATCGACCATATCATCGACATAGCCTTCGTATTCACGCAACTCTTTATCAAGCATTACTTCTGCAATCTGTTCGGTAATGGTGTCACCTTCTTTAACGCCCTTGGTGTGACCAAAGCCGATAGTAAGTACATCAGCAGCATCGCGATACGCTTTTGTTTCTAGTCCTTCAAATTCTTTTATAAGGTTGAGTCCTTTTTTGTTTATTTTCGCCATATTGGTTCCTAATAAAATAATCGCTATAACAGCGATAATAAGTTTAAGATTTAACTTGTTTAGTCTCGGTAATGATCTCTGGTGTTTCATCATCAAATCTCAACAGCTCTATTCGTAGGTCATCGGATAACAGCTCCTCGTTCATAACCAAAGATTGACGAGTCAGGGTGTTAATATGTGCCTCATCTATCTCTTGCAGTTTTTGTTTAACCTCATTGAGTTTATTAAGGATATTGGTCTCAGCATCGTTAAGATCACTCTCAGGTATTTCAATGTCCTCGCCCTTGGTGTTCCGATATTTGATAACCGGTACTATTTCCTGTTCCACTTCTCCGTTTTTTACTTTATCGCTCATAGTTTTTCCTTTTATTAATTGATTGAGTTAAAAATTTCTTTGCCAACATCTTTGGCGTTTTGTTTGGCGGTATCATCCATAATGTGCATATAGCGCATGGTGGTCTGCATTGATTTATGGCCCAATAAATTACCGACCTCTTCACCCGATACCTTTTTGCTCTTAAACGCATAAGAGGCAAAGCTGTGTCTTAGGTCGTGTAACCTTAAATCAGGACAGCCCGCCTCTTTGCGAATTGAATACCAGAGTCCTCTAGGTCGGTTAATGCCTATCAAACTGACCTGTTCACCCTTGCGTTCAAGGCTGTTAATAACCGCCTTGGCTTGTGGGTTCAAATGGATAACTCTGGCATCATCCTTGTCATCGGTCTTGTGTTCTTTAAGAATAATTTTATCGCCGTGTAAATCGCACCAACGAGCATTGGCGATCTCTCCGCATCTGGCACCGGTATAGATTAAGAGCTTTATAAAAGCGATGGACTCACGATTTTTTGGATCGGATGATCTAGCATCCAAAGCCTTAAAGATACGCTTTAGCTCGTCTGGTGTGTAATAGCGTTTGCGTTTGGTTTCCCTGTTCTTTTTGATGCCTTTGCATACATTGTGTTCAACCAGCTCATGCTCAACAGCTATGTTAAGCACTGAACTGATTATACCAACACAACGATTAGCGACACCTGGGGCGCGTTCTGTGATCTCATTGAACAGCTTTATAATATCCAGCCGTTTAAGGCGTTTGATATTTTTATGGCCCAAAGTCTCGGCTACATTGTTGCGCCAAGTGCGTTCCATTGAATCAACGGTCTTACGTTGTCGCCGATTCAGGTCGCAAAGGTATATTTCAAAGGCATCGTTTAGTGTTTCCATGGTGTTCTCCCTGTTTTGTTTTCATATTTATCCATTAAAAATTTTCTTGCGTTTCGATAATAGGTAAACAAACTCCAATAAGGCTCTCCGCGTTCCTGTTTACCGATGTCGTTTTGGTATTTTTTATCCCTAACATAGTGTTTAAAGTCATTGGTTAATCGCATCATTTTATTTCCTCGTTTTTGCTAGAACCAGGGGTCATGTTAAGTTAAACCCCTGATCCTCACATGAGCCATTCCTAAACGCGCAAACATTTTCTTCTTGGCTCATATTGTTATTTTTCCATCCTTTTGCCATCAAGCTCTTTTCTAATCTTGGGTGGAAGTTTGATTTTTCCAGATTTACTCTGTATTAATTTTTGTTTTTTCAATCGAGCTAACCTTGGGTTTATAGAGCCTCGACTCTTACCAAAGAGCTTTGCCAACTGAATATGTTTGGGCGTATAGCCATTCTCAAGATAAAACGATTTAATTAAATCAAACAATTTTTTATCTTTAATTGCTTGTTCATATTCAAACCAGGTCGTCATCTTGCACCTCTTTAATTGATAGGGTTTTACTTCTAACGGTGTACGCCTCTTTAGCGGGTATCACCTTGGTTTGTTCCGGTTTAGCTTTGTAGTTCCTGGAACCCCATTTGATTTGATACTTGCCAACCGTGGCGTGTTCGTTCTCTTGCATGGCTACTTTTATGGCCTTCTCGCTGTCATCAATAATCTGTTTGGAGTTTTCAATGATGCGTTTAGCGGCTTGAATGTCCTCAATCTTGCTCTCCACTTCATCGGGTAGCTCAACCAGAGAATCATAAGCCTCAGACCAAATGATATTGGCATCAAGGCTCGATTCAGGTTCATAGTAATCCTGTTCTCTAACTCGCCGATCAAAGTCGATGACCGTTTCCTCAAGCCATTTTTTAAACTCTGGATCTCTCTCAAAAACAAAGATTCTTAAATCAGTTGATTGATACAACACCACCACCGCACACCAACTAAGGCTGGCGCACTCCATGAGTCCTTGTGCCTGGTATTTACCGCGCCAATTAGGTAGCACATCCTCTCCATAGTCTCTGGTGGTCTTAGCCTCTAGGATGCCATCACCAAACAACTTCAACTCCCTATCATCTGGGGTAAAAATATTCTTGGTTAAATCGGTTTTAACAATCAGCGGTTTTTTACTGTCCAGCGAGGCGGTAGCAATCCCATCGGGTGAACCCGCAAAGGGAAGTTTTTTATGCACCAGGGGTTTATCAATATCCAATCTGGGATTAGTTAAACCAAGTCTCAAGCAAGCCTCTTCGAGTATTGGGTTCTCCAACACATCGCCAACTCTCATGTGAAGGGGTTGCTCTTTACTTCTGACATCCTCGAACTGACTTGCTCTTATGCAACGATCCAATATCTCGTTCTTCGACAATCCATAGGGATATTCGGGATCAAGAATCGCAAGCGCAGAGCAAGACAGCTGATGATCGGGTGTTACTTTACCTACCATTTAATTACCCGCCTTTGCATCATTAATGTCTTGTAATGACCAAGTGGTGATGACTCTGTTCCACTCTTTAGTTTCAAAATCAAAGTAATTGATATAGGTAAGACCGGTATTATCACCGGCGGTTATTTTCCTTTCCCATGCAATACAATCCACAGGGATTCTAAGGCTGCCTTTTAATGTGGGTATATATGGGTTAATGTATTTAGGTCGCGATGATATTTTCTGCATAATTGCCTCCTCTTAATAATATCTCTTATTAAAATATACACATACGATGGGTATGTCAAACAACTTGTAAACATGAAGTGAACAAGTTGCTTTTGGTTAACGGGGTTATTTGACAGTTATTTTATAAAGTTTATTAAAGGCATTAACAACATCATCATCAGTGTAATCTGTTCCACCATTGGCTTTAATGACATCTTTTAAATGACCAACAATTTCAAATATCTCACCTATTGTTAATTCAACTTTTACTTTTTTGTTCCATTCCATTTCGTTCTCCTTTGTTTAAGTAATGTTTAACTTATGTCCAATATATAGACTTATATAGAAATTGCAAGTACCATAGGTTAAATTTCTCAGTAGATGTAAATATGAAAAAACCCCTACCAAAAGCCTTATGGATTGATCCGGAGATACACGCCCAGATCCTTTGTCTAGCGGACTTTCAGAGGCGCAGCATAAAAGCGGTGGTGGAGAAAATACTTAAAAGGGCCATTAGGGAAGAGGCAGAAAAATCTGAGAATGGTGAATAAAAACATAAAAAAATTAGGAGATTTGCGCGGTGTCAAAGAAGAGTAGAACCAAGGGCCATAACTTTGAACGGCAAGTGGCATTAATGATGAACGAAGAGTTTTACCGACACGACCTACCCATAAAACTTAAACGAGACTTGGCTCAATACCAGGAAAGTGATCGCGGTGATCTTCTGGGTTTAGATGGGTTCACCATCGAGTGCAAACGCTACGCCAAGGGCAACCGACCCCTAACCGCCTGGTGGGATCAAGTGGTTAATGCAGCGGGCAAGACTATTCCCCTACTCGTCTATAAATTTGACCGACAACCCATCGAGGCTCAGTTTCCGGTAATGCTGTTTGCCACCGATGGCGACCATGATGACTACCTGAACGACTACCACGCAAGGATGGACTTTGATTCCTTCCTGTACTTATTAATTTGTTATTTAAAGGCAAGATCGTGAGTAATAGCGGCGAGTTTAAAGATTTTTTGGATTTTATTGAATGGATGTATGAGATGTATGAAATTGACTGCCAGAGACAAAACAAGGAACCGATCAGCTTTGTCGATTATCGAGACACTCGGTTTTTTTGGTTGGTGGAGCAGTTTAAAACACAAAAGGAGTTGGTGCATTGAATGTACGAGTCTTTGATATTTGTTCCGGTATTGGCGGTTTCTCACTTGGGCTTCATGCC